TTACTTACGTTCGCCGTCAACCGGCTCGGTTTTGCCCGGCACCATGATGGAGCGGGTGATGGCTTCCATGGTGACGAAGGTGTGACCGCAGTTCACGTTGGTGCACTGGTGGTAACGCTCCTTGGTATTTTCAGACAGGTAGCGGCTGGAACGGGCATGAGCGGAATGACGACAAAGAGGACAATGCATCATTTTGAAATCACCTTATGTGTACGGGTTAGTGAAACATCTTACACACATGGTACTGCAATGAATTCGAATTTGCAAATTTATAATTCGAAAAGTGAATCATGATGCTGAGGTTGCGTTGCCGATAACGCTGTAGCTGGTGTCGTATTCGACATCCAGCATCGACACTTCCAGTTCGATAGCGGTGATAAAACCACTGCCCGCAATCGTGTGGGTCAGCCGCTTGATGGTCCACTGGCGCTCATCCATCACCTGTTTGAAGCCTTTAAGCCGAACCAGCGCGCCGGGCTTCAGGTTTTCCATGCCTTTTGCCAGCGTGAGCGAGAATGTCACCGTGCCGCGCTGGGTTTCACGCCATTTGCTCAACGCCGCCTGGGTCGCGTCGTCCTGGGTGGAATAGGTGGTCTGTAACGTTTGCTGGCTTTCTTCTTCCCCAGCCAGGTAGTTGTCCGTCGACGGTGTTGATGACTGGGCGGACGATTTGGCGTTAGGGTGGGTTGCTACCGTATCCGGTTGGCTCTGACGCTTGCGGCTGATCTTCACAGTATGTGTTTTTGCGTCGTTGCTGTCGTGCCAGTTGGCGGTGACGGACGTATTGGCGATGCGGTCGGCGATCGTAAAACTGTGCGAGTCGCCGTCGCTGCGTTCGATCAGGTAGGTCGATACGTTTTTGCCGTCTGCAGCGGTGCCGGTACCGGCGACGAAAAGTCGCAGCGTGTCGCTTTTGATCGCCACGGTACCGCTGTATCGTCTGGCCAGGCGGCAAAGAAACGACAAGTCGGATTCTTTGGACTGGTTTTCATGAGCAATCGCGGTACCGGCCAGCGAGTTTTCGATCGACGCCATCAGACTGTAGCGTTCCGCAATCGTCCGGGCGATGTCGCCCAGGGTGGTAGCATCGTATGAGCCATCACGCGGCGTGTTTAAATCGCCACGAAAGTTCACGCTGCGTGCGCTGAGGGTGATCCTGTCCGGTGCGCCGGTATGACTGACCTGATCGACGATAAAGGTGCCCTTGTCGGCCAGCGCCTTGCCTTTCCAGCCGATCCTGAGGCTAATTTTCTCACCGCGTTTGGGCATTTGCACCTTGCCGTCGCTGTCGTCGATATCCAGCGATAGCTGGTCGGATTCGAAGCCCATCACATCGTGCAGCGACAGTGAAATGAGCCGCTGGCTGAGATTGCGGGTCGTTTTAGCGTCGCCTGACGCTTCCGATAGCGTTATCTGATAATCCGGGGCGAGTTGATCGGCAATGCCGATGCGATTATTCACTATCACGACAGGATTCCCCCGATGGCGGTTCTGGCGGATGAAATGGCCGGCGCGATCTGCTGGCTGTACAGATCGGAAGCCTGCTGGCTGAGGTCGCCGAACATCGCAATCAGCGATTCGTCAACGCGCGTCAGGTTCACGGAGAATTCAATGCGTTTGGCGCTGCCGTCGGAAAAGAACTCGGTGTTGGTGTGCTGCAGGCTTTCAATCACGTACATGCCGTAAATGGTGCCGCTGCCTTCGATCAGCGGCCAGGCGCGCCCCATTCCCGCCATGAGTTCGAGCGCCGACAGCGAGAGCTTGCTGAACTTGCCGTTAACTTCCGGACATAGCACGCCATTAAGGCTGATGGATTCATTTCCCTGTCCCAAAAACTGCTGTGCAGGGCGCAGGCCTATACGGCCGTTGTTGGCCCAGCGGTAATTGACATGGCGGCTGAGGGTGCTGTAAGGCAGCGTTTGCAATTGAAATACAAATAAACCAAGCGCAAGCATCATGGTATTTATCCTCATGAAATGAGATTAGAGGTCATGGAGTTGTAGGAATACGCGCTGCTATTCGGGGTGTATTTTCTCAGGGCCTCGTCGATGTATTGTTTAATCACGTCGAGGTTACTGTTCTCCGGCACATTGATCGTGATGTTATTCACCACGCGCTGGTCAAAATAACTTTGCTTTGCTGCCGGGGAGAGGGCGCTGTAATTGCCGTTAATCATGTCAGACAGCGGGTTTGACGGGTTTTCCGCGCTGTTCTGACCGGTCAACGCTGACTGACTGAGCAGTTGCATGGCCGGATTGGAAATAGCTTGCAGCGCGTCAATCCCACCGGCCGTGGCGTTGCCGCCGTCGCCGTCATCCAGATCCGCATTGCTTAATGCAGACATCATCAGGCTGGTTTCTTCCACGCCGACAAACGATTCCTGCGCAGTTCCGGCGAGCGTGTTCAGCCCCTCCGCACCCATCTGCGAAGCGACGTCAGGGCCGACGGTCGGCAGCAGGTTCGTCGGCAGGTTGAGGTTTTGCTGCGCCTTCAGCAACGACGCTACGTTGCCCGGCAGCGACGGCGCGGTGATTCCGGAAGACCATTGCGCCGAAGGCACCAGACCGGCGATGCGCTGTTGCGCCTGCATGGCCGCCGTCGCGGATAAATAGATGCTGTTGACGCCGTCGCTGGCCTGAGCGATGAGCGATTGGGTTGCGCCGGCGTCGGGATACTGTCCGTTGCGGGAGAGCGCCGCATTATCCGCAGATGAGCGGTCATGCGCGGTTTTCAGGGCGGAATAGGCCGGCGCCAGGATGGCGGTCAGCGCGTCGAACCGTCTGGCGAGGTTTCCCAGGGTTCCCAGCTGCGCCGCGGCAGCGAGTCTGCCGCCTTTTTTTCCGCCCGTCGCGTTTTTTTTCGGCGACCCGGCGGCGTTGAACGCCGTCGTACCGTGGGTGATTTGGCCGGCCTTAGCCAAAAAATCCTGCAGTACGCTGCTGATTTTATTCAGATAAACATTATCCCCAAGCGGCGAGAAGATGCTGTTATCCCCGGCGCTGCCGCTTCGTCCGTTGGCGCCGGTTGTCGTCGAACCGCCATTCGGGGTGGTTGATTGCTTAGGCATAGTCGTTTGCTTAGGCATAGTCTTTTGCTTAGGCATAGTCCTGTCCACTTCGTTGTAGCGCCTTGGCACGCCAGTTAATCAGCTCGGCCAGGCTCATGGGGAAAAGTGCGGATGGCGGCCAGTGGAACACCACGGCGATATCCGCCATCAGGTCGTCAACCGTGAGGCTCGGCGGCAGCGTCAGCGTACCGAGCCCGGCGATAAAAAACCGATCACCTTGCCGGCGAATTCAAGCAGGTCAGGCAGTTCCAGCCCCATGACGTCGGCTTCGGTCAGGGCAGGGTAAGTGATGCGCGGCAGCAATTTGATCAGCGCTTCCACATCGGCGCTCGCCAGCGCCGCCAGACCGATGCCGCGCAGCGTGCCCGCGGTCGGTGTGAGCAGCGTGATGGCGTCAATCAGGGTTTCGCCGCGTTTGATGGGGGCATTCAGGATGATGACGCTGTTTTGTGTGGTTGTTTCAACCGTCATGATAAAAACTCCAGTGCTATCAATAAGAATGGCCAGCCGTAGCTGGCCATGAAGCGGTCGTTACAGACCGATATTGCGGCGGTGTTGTTCCAGACGGTCAACGCCGTTCACTTTCTCGATCATGTTGATGGTGTCGATTTCGATCATGTCGACGCCGTCAATGATCAGCTTGTAGTAAGTGCACTGGGTAGAGACGCGTACGTCAGTCTCTTCACCCTGCTTGGATTCGCCACTGTCAATCGACTTGTGGCGACCGCGCAGCACGATTTCGACGGCGGTAATGTCGCCGGTATCGTCACGCTGGTAAGAACCGGCGAAACGCAGCGGAACCGCATCGGCGCCCGGCAACGCGTACTGGCTCCAGAAGGCGCTGTCCGGCAGGCCGCCCATGTTCCATTCCATCACCAGCGCGTCGTTGTCCAGCCCAAAATCCACCGGCGCCGCGCCTTGCATACCGCCGCCGCGGTAGTTTTCCAGTTTGCGGGTCAGTTTCGGCAGGGTGACGGAGTGCACCTGGCCCATGTAGCTCATACCGTCGTTGAACAGGTTGAGATATTTAAGTTTACGTGGCAGTGCCATGAGTCTGTCGCTCCTTAGCTGTTAACGGATGCGGCCAGGTTCACCAGATACTTGTCGGTGATACGCTGACGCAGCGTGAGGTTTTCCAGTGGCGGCACCGGGGTGTACTCGTAGTCGATGTACAGCTTGCCTGCCTTCAGCGTTTCCTTATCGTTGGCGCTTTCATCGAACCAGCAGTCGGCGTCGATGATGTAGCCGTTGGATTTCAGCTCGCGGAATTTGGCCTTGATGCCCTCGATGATGTCGCGGATCAGGGTGGCGGTAACCGGTTTGTCGACGGCCCACATGTGCGCTTCAGCCATGGTGTCGGCCAGCACTTGCGCGGTGCGGGTGTAGTTTTCAAACAGGAACAGCGGATCGTCGGAACAGGTGCGGTTACCCCAGAAGCGGAAACCGTCCTTACGCACCAGCGTGGTCACGCCGGCTTCGTTCAGCAGGTCGGCGTCGCTGCCGATGGTCTGCAGGTCCCAGTACACGCTGGCGGAGATACCGGTCACGCCGTTGACGCCGACGTTGGACAGGGTTTTGTGCCAGCCGGTTTCCTGGTCGATCTTGGCGCGCAGGCCCAGTGCACGCGCGGTAGCGTAGGCGGTGGCGCTGGCGTTGGTAGCGGTGTTCCAGGCGATAAAGTCCGGCCAGATCACCATCAGTTCGCGCTGGCTGAAGTTGCCGCGGTATTTGATGGCGTCGGACAGGGTTTTACAGCCATAGGCGCTCACGTAACCGAAGGCGCGCAGCGACTGACAGATGGCGGCCAGCGCGGTGGCGACAGGCTGGGAATCCAGCCCCGGAACGCCGAGGATACGCGGCTTCACGCCAGTGACTGCCTGGGCGTCCAGCAGGGCTTTCATACCGGTGTATTTGCCGTTGGCATCGGCGCCGCCGATGATGTTGGACACCGTTTCAGCCTCGTTGGCGCCTTCAGCCACGCGAACGACTACCGTCACCGGTTTGGTCTGATCGCCGATGGCCTGTAGCGCGGCAGCCAGGGTACCGGTTTTACCGGCCTTGCCCGCGGCGGTCAGCACATCGGTAATCAGCACCGGTGTATTCAGTGGGAAAGTGGCGGCGTCAGCATCCGGTCCGGTACAGACCATACCGACGATCGCGGTTGATACAGTTGAAATGACGCGGGTACCGTCGTTGATTTCGACGACCTGCGTACCGTGATGAAAATCACTCATCAAGAATGTCTCCTGTTGTGGGGTGCGAGTAATAGTGCCTTGCCGGAAAACAGAAGGCATCCGAATAGGGTTTGGTATGGAATGGCACAACAGGGTGAAGCCGATAATGTTTTTATAATGATTAAAAACAATGGGTTAATTGAAATAAAAAACAGATGCCGTTGGGGTGACAACGGCATCTGTGGGGTTTTGGCGCATCAGTTTACGCCACCGGGAAAGGTGAATCAGGCGGGCATGGCCGGCCAGTCGATAGCGGGCGCAGACGAAACGTCCACCCGGCTTAATTGCACCATATAGGTTTTCCAGCTTTTCAGCGCCTGGGTTTCCTGTTCGGTCGCCATCTCCAGTTCCACCGCATACTGCAGCACGGTCAGCCGTTTTTCCGCCTGAGCGAGATAGCTGGCCATCTGCTGTTGCGCCGCGCTGACCTGTGCGGTCTGCTGCGCTTTGGCATCCGTCACCCAGCCGTCGTTTTGCCAGACATCGTAAGCGGTGGCCGGCGGCAACAGCGTCAGGGTGTCGGAAAGGTCGCCAAGCTGGATTATCAGGCTGGATTGTCGCGTCTGCTTATCGTAGGCCGTCTGCCCGCGATAATCGGCAACGCTTCCCCAGGTCGCTCCATCCTGACTGCGCACGATAGCCTGACCGGATTGAGCGGCCGGAGGCGTATCAATAAAACTGTGCGCCGGAATGCCGACGCCTTCCATCAGATATTCACGGGTATTGCCGATATATTCCCGAGTTTGCGGATCAATATGGTAAACCTGAATATATCCACTGCCGGTGCTCAGCCCCTGTTCATTCAGCTGAATCATATTTTCATTTTGTGTAGCCATGATTAACCTGCCTTAACGATGTAGCTGAAGGCGATATTACGCGGGCGAGTGGCACCCCAGAATTTTTCACTGGCTTGTTTTTCCGACTTGCTTGTATCTAACCAGTACAGAGTACGAGCAGTGCCATCTGGTTTATCTGCATTACATTCGGATAAGTTACCAATGCCGTTAAGTGTTGGATAGGTTCCATCGTCTCCAAGAATATGGGTACCTGCTTGAGCTGACATCAGTTTCCTGTCTGTATCCACTCCCCGGCCGTCATCCCAGCCACGGATAAATTCGCCACGCAGATCCGGCAAGGTGCCATCGGGATATAATTTTGCCAGCTGCGGGTATTTGGCGGTATCAAACGTCTGGCCGTTACATTTCAGCCAGCCTTCCGGCGCATCCGCCAGCGGCCAGGGTTGCGGAATACCCACCAGCTCTTTCAAGGCAGCAGTAGATGTATCTTGCTGTTCGCCACAGGCTTTCTGGCAGCATTGAAGAGAAATATTTTCAATATAGACATGATTATTTTTGTACAGGTTTTCTTTACCAAAACCAAAATCAAAGGCATGAGGGTGACAATGTTTTTCCATCTGTTTTATCTCAGCGTGAGTGAATGAATAATGCGTCATGATTTCTACGCGCTGATATTATCGTCGGGAATGACAGGCTATTCATTGTAAGGCTGTTGTATCATTAATGGGTAAGCAGTGAGTTTTTAAAATTAGAAATAAAATAATGCAATGTGATGTATTTTTTTTCGGTTGTTATCTTGTTTTTATTTTCGTCGGTGTTGCCGGGAAGTATTTATAAATGGTTTTTTCCGACACGCCGATAATATTGGCTATTTGCCAGCGGGTTGCCCCATTACCCAACAGTGTTCTGGCATGCTCAATCGCATCAGGCGTCATAATGCGCCGACGGCCGCCAATGCGACCCGCCGCCCGGGCGGCCGCCAGTCCGGCGCGGGTTCGTTCGACGATCAGTTCTCGCTCCATCTCGGCCAGCGCACTCATCACGTGGAAAAAGAAACGGCCGGCCGGCGTTGAGGTATCAATCGCATCGGTCAGGCTGCGAAAGTGAATGCCACGACCCTGCAGGTCCGACACCATGGTAATCAGGTCCCGTACGCTGCGGCCCAGCCGGTCCAGTTTCCAGACGATCAGGGTGTCGCCGCGTTTGAGTTTGCGCAATGCCCGTTTCAACCCCGGTCGCCTGGCGTTTTTGCCGCTGGCCTGATCTTCAAAAATCAGTTCACAATTTGCGCCGACCAGCGCGTTTTTCTGTAATTCGGTATTTTGATCGCTGGTGGATACCCGGGCATAGCCAATAAGCAT